CGGTGTGTGAGTGGACGTTCATGATGCTGTCTCTCCTCGTCGTGGCGGTGTTTTCCAAGGGCATCTCCGGAACCTCCAAGTCCATGGAGGAGCATCGTGGGAAGGATCGTTAGGAAGAATCTACCGTGCCTGTCGTGCGCCAGCCACGACGCCAGGCAGCTCTACGAGGACGGCACGAGTTTCTGTTTCTCTTGCCAGGGCTGGTTCCCGAGGCAGCCCGGGGAGATCGAGGGCATGACAGCGGAGAAGAAGGTGTCACACAGTGCGCAGAAGAAACTGACGGCCGAGGATATCCAGAAATTCCCGATAGCCAACGGGATAAAGGGCCGTAAGATAGACAAGTACGTCACCGAGTTCTTCGGTGTGAGGGCTTCCTACGACGAGGACGGGGAGGTGGAGTGCCACTACTATCCGTACGACAAGGGGACAGCGTACAAGGAGCGCAGACTGCCAAAGACCTTTCACTGGGCCGTCGGGAAGTCGCAGAACCTGTTCGGGCAGACCCAATTCAACGGCGCGGGCAAGCGCCTGATAATCACCGAGGGAGAGGTAGACGCGATGAGCGTCGCGCAGGCCTCGTACGAGAAGTACCAGAAGATCTACCCGGTGGTGTCCCTGTCGTCCGCCGCCATGACCAGCTCGCTGCTGGAGAACCGGGAGTGGATCAGGTCCTTCCAGGAGGTCATACTCTGTCTGGACAACGACGCGGCCGGTCAGAAGGCCGAGAAGGAGGCGATCCGGATCATCGGCTACGACAAGGTGAAGCTGGTGAAGTTCCCGGACAACGTCAAGGACGCGAACGAGGTGCTGTGCAAGTCGGGCGGGCACCGCCTGATGCAGTTCGTGTTCGACGCGGCCCCCTACGTCCCGGTGGGCATCATCAGCAAGGAGGAGATCTGGAAGGCGCTGGAGCAGTACAACAGCATGCCGTCCTTCCCGTTCCCGCCGTGCATGGCCGGGGTCAACAGCAAGATAAAGGGCAAGCGTCTGGGCGAGATAACCACGTTCATCTCCGGGACCGGCAGCGGCAAGAGCACGCTGCTGCGGGAGGACATGATCTGGACGATCGACAACGCCCCGGTCGAAGACAAGATAGGGGTGATCACGCTGGAGGAGTCTCCGCCGGAGTTCGCCAGGAAGATCGCCGGGATGGTGATCGGCAAGAACCCGGCGAAAGAGGAGATCCCAATGGAGGACCTGAAGCCCGGGTTCGACTCCTTCTTCGGGGAGGACAGGGTGCTGTTCCTGGACCACCAGGGGGCCATCATGGACGAGAGCATAATCGACAAGCTAGAGTACATGTGCCTGTCCGGCTGCAAGTATATCTACATCGACCACATCACCATCCTCGTCAGCGAGGGTGCCGGGGACCTCACCGGGAACGAGGCCCAGGACAAGATAATGAACAGCCTCCTCAGACTGGTTAAGAAGTATCCGGTCTGGATCGGACTGGTGTCCCACCTGCGGAAGACGCCCACCGCCGCAGGAAGGTCTTTCGAAGAGGGCAAGCTCCCTAGCCTGGACGACATAAAGGGCTCGGGTTCCATCAAGCAGATCTCTTTCGACGTGATCTCATTCGCCAGGAACATGACAGCTCAAAGCGAACTGGAACGCAACACGATAAAGATGCGTGTGCTTAAATCGCGGACTATGGGTCAGACAGGCAACGTCAGGGGCGCCAGGTACATCTACGAGACCGGGCGGCTGGAGGCGTGCGAAGAGGACGTGGTTGAAGAGTTCGTATCAATCTAGGAGCGTCATGGACATCGTAACACCCTGGAGCACAGTAGGATATCTCACCTACAAGCGCACCTACGCCAGAAAGCTGCCCGCCTCCGAGTCGACGGAGGAGTGGATGGACACCATCACGCGCGTCCTGGCCGCCTGCAGGAACCAGCTGAAGGTGGGGTTCACGGAGGAAGAGGAGGAGCGCATGATGGAGTACATGCTGCTCCTGAAGGGCACTCCGGCCGGCAGGTTCCTGTGGCAGCTGGGCACGCAGACGGTGGACAGGCTGGGGCTGGCCTCGCTGCAGAACTGCGCCTTCACTCTCGTGGACCACCCGATCCGCCCGTTCTGCTGGACGATGGACATGCTCGCCCTGGGTTCCGGGGTGGGCTACAACATCCAGAGGGAGCACGTCAACAAGCTCCCCGTTGTGAGGGACTGGTTCAGGGCCCCCACCCGCGTGGACCACGGCGGCGCGGACTTCATCATCCCGGACTCCAGAGAGGGCTGGGTGAAGTTCCTAGGGAAGACGCTGAAGGCGGCGTTCCTCAGCGACACCATCGACAGGGGGACGTTCACGTACTCCACGCAGGTGGTCAGGGGCAAGGGCTCTCCCATCAAGGGATTCGGCGGAGTGGCCTCCGGGCCGGAGGACCTGTGCTGGGGCGTCAACGAGATCAGCAAGGTGCTCGAGAAGCGCCGGGGCAAGAAGATCAGGCCGATAGACGCGCTGGACGTGATGAACATCATCGGCCACATCATCGTGGCCGGGAACGTGCGCAGGTCGGCTCAGATCGCGATAGGGGACCCGGATGATATCGAGTATCTACTGGCGAAGCGATGGGATATCGGCAATATTCCAAAGTGGAGAGCCATGTCCAATAACTCTGTCGCTTGCGACGACATCCGCGACCTCCACGAGTATTTCTGGGACGGATACGAGGGTAAGGGTGAGCCTTACGGACTCATCAATCTACGCCTATCTAGAAAGGTCGGACGCCTCGGGGAGGACCAGTACCCCGACCCGCACGTGATGGGCTTCAACCCGTGCGCGGAGCAGAGCCTGGAGGACAAGGAGACCTGCTGCCTGGCCGAGATCTTCCTGCCGAACCTGGAGTCGAAGGAGGAGCTGTTCGACTGCGCGGAACTGCTGTACCGGATCTGCAAGCACAGCCTGGTGCTGCCGTCCCACCACAAGGAGACGGAGGCCGTCGTCCACAAGAACATGCGGATGGGCATCGGTCTGACGGGGATCCTGCAGGCCTCCAAGGAGCAGATGTCCTGGCTGGGGGAGTGCTACGAGTACCTGCGGGACTTCGACGAGCGGTACTCGACTCTGCACGACATGCCCCCGTCCATCAAGCTGACGACGGTGAAGCCCTCCGGCACACTGTCCCTGCTGCCGGGGGTGACCCCGGGGGTACACCCGGCGTACGCCCAGTACATGTACCGGCGTATCAGCATGGACTCCAACCACGCGCTGGTCGAGGTCTGCAGGAAGCACGGGTACCCCGTGGAGTACCTGCGGAATCTGGACGGCACCGAGAACTACAACACGGTGGTCGTCACGTTCCCGTTCTCCTACCCGGAGGGGACCAGGCTGGCGAAGGACATGACAGCGCTGGACCAGCTGAAGATGATCAAGCACATGCAGGAGGTCTGGTCGGACAACAGCGTGTCGTGCACGGTCTACTACAAGAAGGAGGAGGTCCCGGAGATAAGGGACTACCTATACAAGCACTACAGGAACAACCACAAGAGCCTGTCCTTCCTCCTGCACAACGAGCACGGGTTCGCCCAGGCCCCGTACGAGGAGATCGACAGGGGCGAGTACGACAGACTCGTCTCCGTGACGACGCCGATAACCAGCGTCAGCACGGCCGAGTTCAACTCGGACGACGAGTGCACCACCGGACACTGCCCGATAAAGTAGGCCGAGATGGTCTACGAGATGCTGCTGGTCCCCGTGGAGGGAAAGATCAGGAGGATCTTCTCTAAAGAGCTGGACATGGACTTCGTGCAGGAGATGATCGAAGGATACGCGGAGAAGATAAAGGTGACATACGAGGACTTTACGAGAGACGCCTTCGTCAGCGAGACCCAGACGGGTCTGTGCAACGACAGGCTGACCACCATGCGCGCGGAGTACCTCGCGAGGAACGGTCACGAGCTATCCCGGCCCGAGGTACTTCGCGGCAGCGGTGTCGTGGTGATAAGGAAGAGTGTCGGATGATAATCAGACCAATGCTATGCCCGCAACGGGATCCTATGGGGTATCCCAATTACTTTAAGGAGCTTAGGTATCCCCTATTGTGCTCTCCGAAGTACGATGGGATAAGGGGTATCGTATGGGGTGGTGTGGTAATGTCCCGTAAATTCAAGCCACTGCCCTCGGAACAGGTACAATCGGAGTTCGGATACCTGGATTGTCTAGACGGTGAACTAATAGAGGGAGATCCGCACGATCATGACGTATATAATCGAACCCAGAGCTTCGTGATGTCGGAGAGAAAACCCGGTTCCCTGAGGTTCTTCGTGTTCGATACGGTTAAGCCAAACATGGCCTACACCATGTACCTGGATAGGTACGAGTATCTTCTGGGGCTGAAAAAGAGTGGCAACCTTTCGGACAAAGTGGTGATAGTAGAGCAGGAGCTCGTGGAGGACGAGGCGGAACTGCTTGCATTCGAAACTAAGGCATTGTCCAGAGGCTTCGAGGGGATCATTATGAGAGATCCCCGCGGGTGGTACAAGCAAGGCCGCGGGACCTGGAAGGAAGGGTTGATCTACAAACTGAAACGTTTCGAGGATGCTGAAGGCGTTGTGGTGGATTTCCAGGAGCAGAGGGAGAATACCAATGAGCTTAAGTGGGACGCCCTTGGCTACGCTGAGAGGTCGACGAACAAGGAAGGATTGTTAGCTGCCAATACGCTCGGGGCATTCATCGTAGACTATGGTGGACAAATCCTGTCGGTTGCGCCGGGGATTTTCGATTACGACGAGCGTAGACGCATATGGCTGAATAAGGATCTGTACAGGGGCGCTGGGCTGAAGTTCAGATTTTTTGGGAGAGGGATGAAAGACCTGCCCAGGTTCCCACGAGCCATAGGGTTCAGGGTCCAAGAAATAGACTGAAAGCTTATCAGGAGGGCCTAGATGCCTGGAATGAAGCAGAGCACGATCAAGAGGGTAATCCGGCGAAAGCTGGACGACTGGATCTCGCACATCGAGTCCGAGACCGTGCGGGACATCATCAAAGACAACGCCATCGTCTCCGGGGGCTGCATAGCCAGCATGCTCTCGGAGGAGAAGATCAACGACTACGACGTGTACTTCCGCACGATGGGGGCCGCCTACGCTGTCGCGGAGTACTACGTGGACAAGTTCAACGCCACGTCGGGAAAGCTGCCCACATCTGGGGCTCTCGCGTACAACCCGGTGGTCAAGGAGGAGACCAGGGTGAACATCCGAGGGGAGACGGAGGACCGCGTGGTGATCTACATGAAGAGCGCCGGGGTGGCCGGGGAGAGTCCCGTCGCCTACAAGTACTTCGAGGGGCAGCCGGAGCACAGCGCGGACGAGTTCATCGAGTCCTTCAGGGCCGCCGACGAGACGTTCGCGGAGTTCGAGAAGGCGCCGATCGAGGGCGCCGAGAGGCTCCTGGCCGAGCTGAAGCATCCGAAGGAGCGGTACAGGCCGGTGTTCTTCTCGGAGAACGCCATCACTCTGTCGGACAGGGTGCAGATCGTGGTCAGGTTCTTCGGGGAGCCGGACAGGATCCTCGACAACTACGACTACGCGCACTGCTGCTCCTGGTATGACTACAGGGAGGACAGGCTGGAGGTCCCCAGGGAGGCGCTGGAGTCGATCCTCTCGAAGTCGCTGGTGTACAGGGGCAGTCTGTACCCCGTCGCGTCGGTGTTCAGGCTGCGCAAGTTCCTGTCCAGGGGCTGGCGGATAACGGCCGGGCAGGCGCTCAAGATCCTGCTGCAGGTGTCCTTGATAGACCTCGGCGACCTGAAGATCCTGCAGGAGCAGCTGATCGGTGTGGACCAGGCGTACATGTCCCAGCTGATACAGGCGCTGCAGAGCGAGGAGCACCGCCGGATCGACACGGTGTACATCGCCAAGATCATCGACGAGATCTTCGAATGAGCGGCTGGCAGACCAACGAGGAGTTCGTGCTGAAGCTGATGCGTTTCTCCAAGAGGGGCGCGCTGATGCAGCTGTTCGTCATACAGGCCATAGATGCCTACGCGACCGAGGTAATCTTCGCAGCAGAGCAGGGGGCGCCGCAGGCGTGGCCACACTCGATCATGAGCTGGGAGGCCTGGGTGGACGTCGCGAAGGAGGTGAAGCGCGAAATAGAGTGTAGAAACCTTGACTGAAGGAGCTTCTCATGGCGTGGTGCCACCTGTGCAGAGTAAACACCCGTGCCGGCGTCTACGTGCGGATGCGGGACCACTTCCACCACGCGTGGGTGTGCGACAGGTGCCACGAACGTCAACCTCTCCCGGACTCTGCCGTAGATGCGGGAGACGCGCCCCAGGTGACGCCCCGCCAGCCGGGGCGACCGGGGCGGCCGGGGCCTGCGTCGCGGCACAGCGGGGCCGCTACGGGGCCGGGAGGGGCAGGGTCGGGCAGCGCCGTGGGTCGCCCGGACCCCGTTGGATTAACCCACAATCGGTAGAGTAGGACGCCCGCCACCGGCGATCAGGTGGTATAACAAGAGGACGCAAGAAATGGACTTGAAATCGGTATTTGTCACCGAGGACGGCAAGCAGTTCCAGACGAAGGCTGAGGCGGTCGAGTACCTCCGCCGTCCGAAGATCCTGGACGCGCTCAAGCCGCTGACGGAAGGCAACGTGGAGTTGGCTAACTGGCTCCTGGACAACCGCGAGACCGTCGAGCAGGCGTTCGACATCGGCACGATCCGGCGCGTGACTAAGGTCGAGCAGAACAAGCTGCGCAAGGCCCTGGACGCGATCAAGGCGGCCGGAGACCCGAAGTTCGGGTTCGTCGCCGAGCACGCGGACGTCATCGCCGAGGTTTTCCGCTGGCCGACGGTCAAGCGGATGACGGACGAGGAGAAGGCTCTCGCCGCCCGCAACACCCTGATCGCCGCCTCGGACAACCCCGAGCTGGCCGACTGGATCCTCAAGCACCGCGAGCAGATCGCCATCGCCTTCGAGGCGGGCGTCGAGAAGCGGCAGGTCAACCAGAAGGCACAGGACGCCCTGGCCGCGTACCGCAAGAAGAAGGCCGAGGAGAAGGCCGCCTCGGACGCGCAGAAGGCCGCCTGAGCAGGCTAAGCTGACCCGGGCACGTCAGCCACAAAAAATGCGTCCGCGGACCTGAGCACGTCCGCACACCAAAACTGCTCCCGGATATGGGACAGCAAGTCCCGGAAGGAAGGCTTTCGTGACGGCCTGGGGGGGCCCTGCCCGGACAGACCGGATGGGCTCACAATGTCACGAGATAGGACGAGGCGGTCCGTAAGCGCCAAACAAGTCGCGGAGAAAGACCGCGCAGGACCCGAGCAAGTCCCTAAAAGGCTCCTCGCTTGTAACAATCCCCAGACACCTGTCTCGGGATTTTTTTCGGAAAATGCACATAGTATTCAAACGATTGGCGGACGTTACATTCAAGGCAAATAGCCTGTAAGAGGCGTTCATCCTACTGAAGGTATGCTTCGAGACAATCGCCGGCGAGGGGGGAGAATCTACTGAAGGTGCATACAGGCGGCATTGAGTCATACTTGATGGAGTGTCAATATGGGCGTGGATGTGTACGGAAAGAACCCTACAACCAAGGAAGGAGAGTACTTCCAGGCAAGTTGGTGGACCTGGCGACCTATAGTGGCCATGTGTGAGCAAGCAGAAGGCAGGAGCCTGCCCGAGTGGGGCTACAACAGCAATGCCGGATACAAAAGCCAAGAAGAATGCGACACCTTGGCCGACAGGCTAGAGAAGATGTTCCTAGAGGACAGCACTGAGTTCTTTTCTATAGAAGACGATCTTCGCGTGGATAAGGACGGGTGTTTCCTCCCGAAGTCTGCCGGTCAATCTGCCGGGTTCTCAGCATACGTAGCCAGCAGACACAGAGTGAAGCAATTTGTTAAGTTCCTCCGCGAATGTGGCGGTTTCACCATAACATGAGGGAACGATGGAGAAGATGCTGGGCAAGATCGAGAGGGTCTGGCTGGGCTTCGGCGGGTACCAGGAGGCCGAGTTCGGGGTGGGCTTCGTGCTCTCCGGCAAGGGTTTCGGCACCACCGACTGGTGGGGCTACTGGGCCGACCCGCCGCTGCCGCACGCCAAGTGGGACGAGGTGGACCAGAACA